ATGGTAGAAAGATATACCTTAAGGGCAGTGACCGACCAGATACTCTAAGAGGCGTAGGACTTGCATATGTTGTTTTAGATGAATATGCTTCTATGAAGCCTATTGTATGGGAACAGATATTAAGACCGACTCTGGCTGACGTGAGAGGTGAAGCTTTGTTTATAGGTACACCTGCTGGTAAAAATCACTTTTATGACTTATATAAAGAAGCAGAAAAAGAAGAAGACTGGGAGTCTTTCTCTTATAACTCTAAAGATAACCCTTATATAGCTGCGGATGAAATAGATGCTGCTAGAAGGTCAATGTCATCAATGGCATTTAGACAAGAATTTGAAGCAAGCTTTGAAACTTTTTCTGGTGGTATCTTTAAAGAGGAATGGTTCCATACAGGTAAAGAACCTGAAGAAGGTAATTACGTTATAGCTGTAGACCCTGCTGGATTTGAAGCTGTAGAAAAAGAAAGAGGGCTAAAAGGTTCTAAATTAGATGAAACTGCTATAGCTATAGTAAAGATATGTAGAGATAAATGGTGGGTTAAAGATATACTACATGGTAGATGGGGTATTAAAGAGACAGCTACTAAGATTCTTAAAGCTGCTGAGATATGTGAAGCTACAACTGTAGGTATAGAAACTGGTTCTTTAAAAAATGCTATTATGCCTTACCTAGAAGATGAGATGAGAAGTCAAAATAGGTTTGTACACATAGATGAACTACGACATGGTGGTAAAAAGAAGACTGAACGTATAACATGGTCCCTACAAGGTAGAATGGAGCATGGACAAATAAGCTTTAATGAAGATAGGGAGTGGAAACACTTTACATCACAGATGTTAGACTTTCCTAATCACCTTTCACATGACGATTTGCTCGATAGTCTTGCCTATATAGACCAAGTATCAATAGCCGACTTTGCATACTCCATAGATATGGAAGAAGACTGGGAACCTATGGACGATATAGCAGGTTATTAGGTAATTTAACACATAGTTGTACACAACTACCTAAAATGTGCTATACTCCTTGAATTACTTACGCTAGTGGAGCTATTCTTATAGATGTACGAAGATAAAGAAACTAAGTATCAAGCTTTAGCCGGATGGCTTACATATAGACTAGATAACTGGCGCAATCACAGAGACCAAAACTACATAACTAAGTGGGACGAGTATTATCGTCTATGGCGTGGTACATGGCTGCAAGAAGACATGACACGTACCTCTGAAAAGTCTAGAATCATAGCACCAGCACTACAACAAGCTGTTGAATCCGCAGTTGCCGAGATGGAAGAGGCTACATTTGGTCGTGGTAAGTGGTTTGACATCAAAGATGACCAGTTAGATGAAGACCCTAGCGATGTAGAGTATGTTCGTAACCTATTACAAGAAGACCTAGAGAAGATGGGTTGTAAAGATGCTATATGTGAAGTCTTTATTAACTCAGCTATTTATGGTACAGGTATTGGAAAGATAGTTGTTGAACAAAACTTAGAACGTTCTCCTGTTGAAGTACCTATCGAAGGTACTAATGCTACTACTAGACAATTAGTAGAGTATCCATCAATAGATGTAAGAATAGAACCTATATCTCCTAAAGAATTTCTTATAGACCCAGCAGCTAACAGTATTAATGAAGCATTAGGTGTTGCGCATGAAGTAATCAAACCAAGATACCATGTAGTTGAAGGTATTAGAGCAGGTATCTATAGAGATGTACCTTTAGATGGTAGTTATGATACTGTTAGTTTTGGTTATGACTCTGAAAGTAAACAAGCAGATGAATCTGACTCAGTTAAGATAACTGAATACTGGGGTAAAGTACCTAAAAGGTTTCTTAAAGCTAATGCTCATAAAGATGACTTTGAATACACTAAGAAAGACAAAGACGAACTAGTAGAAGCTGTTGTTACTATATGTAACGATGAGCATATACTTAGAGTAGAGCCTAATTTATTCATTATGGAAGATAGACCTTTCATATCTTATCAACATGACATTGTTCCAAACAAATTCTGGGGTAGAGGGATTTGTGAGAAAGGATACAATCCACAAAAAGCATTAGATGCAGAGATGAGAGCTAGGATTGATTCATTAGCACTCACTACTACACCTATGATGGCTGCCGATGCAACTCGACTACCTAGAGGTGTCAAGTTTGAGGTTAGACCGGGTAAGACTATACTTACTAATGGTTCACCTAGAGATGCTATCATGCCATTAGACATGGGTAGTACTGACCCTTCAACATTTGACCAAGTGCAAAGCTTACAGGCTATGATTCAAATGGGTACAGGTAGTGCTGACGTAGGTGGAGGCAACAGAGAAACAGCAAGTGGTATGTCAATGCAGCAAAGTGCTGCTATTAAGAGACAAAAGCGTACACTAATGAATTTCCAAAATACATTCCTTGTACCTTTAATACAAAAGTCTATGTGGCGTAAGATACAGTTTGATGTTGAAAGGTATCCTGTTAATGATTACAAGTTTATACCTTATTCAACTATGGGTATAATGGCAAAAGAACTAGAGATGACTCAGATGGTACAGATGTTACAGTCTATACCTAAAGACTCTCCTGCTTTTGATGTAATCTTATTAGCATTATTCCAAAACTCTAGTATTCATAATAGAGATGAGATAGTACAAGCTTTACGACAAGGTAGTCAACCTGATGAAGGACAACAAGAGTTAGAGAACATAGGTAATGAACTACAAATACAACAGTTACAAGCTGAGATACAAAAGACTTTAGCTGAAGCTGAAGAAGAAAAAGGCAGAGCTATATTACATCAAGCACAAGCTGCTATGGCAGTACCTAATGAAATACAAGTAGAGAAAGAGATTATTGATTTACAAAAAGATGCACTATCTATAGACAAAATGAAGTCAGATATAGCAAATCAACAATCTGAGACTCAAAGGAATATACCTGAAGTAGAACATCTTAAGTCAGAAACTATATTAAACTTAGCTAAGGCTAGAGAATCAGGAACTAAAGCAGCCATTAGTACAAGAGTACAATGAAGACTGATGAACAATTTTTAAAAGATAGATTAGATTTATTTGCAACCGAGGGATGGAAAGACTTGGTAGCAGACATGAAAATCACTGAAGAAGGTGTCGTAGATATACGGAATCTTGAAAGTGAAAAAGACCTTTGGCACGCTAAAGGTAAGTTGGAGATTTTAAGACAGTTACTAAGTCTAGAAGATGCAACTAAACTAGCGGTAGAACAATCCTCCTTATAGGAATCTACCTAATATAACTTCATAACCCACATAGGGCGGAGACCAAAATGAGTATAGTAGTAGAAGAAGCACCTTTAGGTGAAATACAGACAACAGAAAATCAAGTAGTAGGTAATGAAATATCACAAGCGGACTATGATGTCCAATCAGAAACAGAGCTTGCACCAGAGATTCCACAATCTACAATTCCTGAGAAGTATGCTGGAAAGACACTAGAAGACGTTATTGAGATGCACCAAAATGCTGAAAAAGTATTAGGTAAACAAGGAATGGAAGTTGGAGAACAACGGAAACTCATTGAAAGTTTATCATCACAACAACAAGCTACAGAAACTGCACTACCGAAAGAAGAACCAGTCCCATTTGAGGAACAGTTCTATGCTGACCCTGCTAACGCAGTTAACTCAGCTATAGAAAATCATCCTGATATGGTGCAAGCTAAGAAAACTAGAGTACAACAAAATCAGTCATACCAGCAAGCTCAGTTAGAGTCTGCTCACCCTGATTTTATGAATATTGTAGAAGACAAAGGCTTTCAAGACTGGATTGGAGCAAGCAAGATACGACAAGAGATATTCCGTGCTGCTGACTCTTATGACTTTGAATCTGCTAATGAATTGTTTTCTACATGGAAACAAATTAGTACAGCAGGTATTAATACTGAAGCTACTAACAAAGCAGTAGCTAAAGAAAAGTCTAAAAGAGAACAAGTATTACGTAAGACTACCTCTGAAACACGCTCTTCAGGAGATTCTGTAGGTGGAAAGAAGGTTTACCGTAGAGCTGATTTAATCAATCTACAGGTAACAGACCCTAGACGTTATGAAGCGCTGGCAGATGAAATTCAGCAAGCGTATACAGAAGGTAGGGTTAAATAATCATTTATAAAGGAGAAGTAAAATGGCATTAGGTACTAATGGCGTAACGCTAGCAGTAGCCAATAACTTCATCCCCGAACTATGGTCGGATGAAGTTATCGGTGCTTATAAAACAAATCTTGTATTAGCTAATTTAGTAACCAAGTTATCTCATAAAGGTAAGAAAGGTGATTCAATTCACATTCCTGTACCTGCAAGAGGTAGTGCAAGTGTAAAAGCTGCAAACACTCAAGTAACATTAAGTGCTGCAACTAACACTAAAATTACAGTCACTATTGACAAACATTATGAGTACTCAAAGTTAATTGAGGATATCGCAGAGGTCCAAGCACTCGCAAGTATGAGAAAATTCTATACTGATGATGCTGGATTTGCACTTGCTAAGCAGGTGGACTCTGATTTGTTTGCTTTAGCTGAAGGTTTTCAAGCTGGTACAGTTGGTGGTACGGGTGCAGCTATGTATGAAAAAGCATACATTGGTTCTACCGGTGCAGCTTTCTATACAGGTAACTCATCTAACGCAGCAGACATTACAGATGCAGGAATAAGAGCTATGCTTCTTTTACTTGATAATGCTGATGTACCTATGGACAATCGTTCAATGGTAGTTCCACCAATCGTTGTTAACGATATGTTAGGTCTATCTAGATTCACTGAGCAACAGTTCATTGGTTCTGGTGATGCAATTAAGACTGGTAAAATCGGACAAATCTACGGTGTAGATATTATGATTTCTACTTCTTGTCCTACTGCTACTAGTACAGATAGAGTCGGTATGATTATTCATAAAGATGCTTTAGTACTAGCAGAGCAAGTTGGTGTTCGTTCACAGACACAATACAAGCAAGAGTACTTAGGTGATTTGTTCACTTCAGATACTATCTACGGAGTTGCAGAACTACGTAATGATGCTGGTGTTGCTTTTGTTGTACCGGGTACATAAAGTTAGTTAGTTAGCCGTAACCCTTTCTTCGGAGAGGGTTATTACAAACTGATTATGTCATATTCAAAAGAAAGATATACTAGAAATAAAAATAAAGCTATTGAGTATCTTGGTGGTAAGTGCTGGAGATGTGAATTAACTTTTCATAATGATGTTTATGATATACACCACCTTAATCCTAAAACTAAAAAGTATGATTGGGGTGAATTAAAGAGAAGAAAGTGGTCAACTATACAAGAGGAATTAGACAAGTGTATTTTACTTTGTGCTAATTGTCATAGGTCCGCACATGTGGAGATGAGAGAACATGCCAATATACGATTATAAATGTAAGAATGAACATGTGTTTGAAGAAATGTGTTCTATGTCAGACAGGACAGTAAAAAAAGAATGTCCAGATTGTGGTGAGAAAGGAAGTTGGGTAATGGCAGTGCGTAGTACACAGCCTCATTTTGGTAATCAAGACACTCTTTGGAATATGAGAGAACGTAAACGAAACGGAAAGGATGATTTTAATGGACATATTTGAAGATAGTTGCGACCATGATGATATTGAAACTTTAGAGTTAGAAAGATTTAAAACTAAAGTTAAAGAGATATGGACTCGCATGTTAGAGTTAAGCTATGATAATAACCCTCCTGAAGATATGGATAAAGAACATTACATGGAACATAATGCTCTTAGATTTGCAGATGAACCAGAAGTAGAAAGTGAAGAAGATAACTTAATGGCTATGCTAGAAGATTTAATAAATCCTAGAGAAGAATTAGAAGATGTAAAATCAGAAAGTAAAGCACCTAACTATGGAAGCTCTACACTTAAATCAAACAACGAAGCAGGTAAAAAAGAGGCAACAAACTATGAGTATAATCACACAAGTTCAAAAACTCCAAGCGATTCTCGTTCTGGAAATAAAGGTGGTTCGTATTCGGGTACGCCTAGCGGTTCACTTTCTAAGGCAAAAGAAGATACAGTTATTAGAAGCTTTACACCAGCTGCTGAAAGTCTTAAAGAGGAATTAATATCTTTAATAGAAAGACAACGTATTGGTAAAAGACGACAGTTATTTAGAGCATGAAGAAATTTCATTGGAAACAAAAGAAAACAATTGCTATGTATATTAATAGAAGGCAATTAAGACGAGCTAATTTGCCTTCAGCTACATCTGCATTTGAAATATTAATGGAAAATGGCAATTTTCTAGTCAGAGAAACTTCAACTGCTGACACTATTAAATATATTATTACGGAGTAAATATGTCTACAACTAAAGTATCAGCATTATCAGAAAAAACTAATACTATTGGAGGCGAAGAATTATTAATTAATGATGGTGGCACTTCTAAAAAAGTTACTATTACTAATGTTTTGCCAGATGATGCAGTTTTAGAAAAACATCTTAATTTAATATCAACATCAAGTGTACCTTCTGTAGAGGCTAAAGGAACAACTGGCTCTACTTCTGGTTATATAAAATTAAACTGCTCTGAAAACTCACACGGTATAAAACTATTAGGTCCTCCTCATTCAGCAGGAGCAAACTATACATTAACATTTCCTAATGATGATGGTGGTGCAAACCAAAAACTAACAACTAATGGTTCAGGTGTATTAACTTGGACTGCTGATGCTAATACAACTTATTCTGTTCAAGATGGAGAGTTGTCACAAAACAACTTTACAAATAGTGACCATACTAAACTTAACGGAATAGCAACTAGTGCTAATAACTATGTACACCCTAACCACTCAGGCGAAGTAACTTCTACTGCTGATGGTGCAACAGTTATTGCTGGTAATGTAGTTGATGAAGCTAACCTCAAAGTAAGCAACTCACCTAGTAATGGATATTTCTTGTCAGCTCAATCAGGAGCTACAGGAGGAATGACTTGGGCAGAAGTAGATGCTCTTCCTTCACAGTCAGGCAACTCAGGTAAGTTCTTAACAACAGATGCAACAAATGCTTCTTGGGCGGTCTTAGACACAGATGCAAACACTACGACTAAAGGCTTGTACGAAATGAAGAATGTTATATCAGCTAACTATTCTATTGCTTCGGGCAACAATGCTATGTCGGCTGGACCAATCACAATTAATTCAAACATAAGTGTAACCGTACCATCGGGCAGCACTTGGGTAATCGCATAGGAGTATTAGATGGCTAAAGTAAAAATTACAGGACACGCATCAGGAAGTGGTGTCTTTACAATTACAGCTCCAAATAGCAATACAGATAGAACAATAACTCTACCCGATGCAAGTGTAACATTAGGAACGGATGCAACAAAACTACCATTGGCTGGCGGTACTATGTCAGGTGCTATTGTGTTAAATTCTACAAACTTAACTGCTGGTGATTCTACTAGTAATGCTAATAAAATTAGAATGGGTGCGAGTAATGATTTAAACATACACCACGATGGCTCTAATAGCTATATTGAAGATTCTGGCACTGGTGCGTTAAGAATTTTAGGTTCATCAATTGAATTAAGAAATGCTCCATCAGATAACGAACTTATGTTGAAAGCTACAACTGATGGCTCAGTAGAACTTTACCATAACAATAATAAGAAAATTGAAACAACTGCTAGTGGTGTTGCAATAACAGGTGGAGTAGCAATAGGCGGAACAGGAACGGCAAATACTCTAGACGATTATGAAGAAGGCACACACACAACTGCTATAACTATGGGCGGTGGAACTGCTACTTTAAATCTTAAGACATTGGCTTATACAAAAATTGGTAGACAAGTCCACGTATGTGGTCAAATAAATATATCTGCTGTAAGTAGTGCAAGTGGAACATTTAAAATATCTTTGCCTTTTACGTGTGCAACGGCAGAACAATTCTTTTCAGCAGGTAATTACCGAACTTATGGTATAGACTCACCGAATGATGGTACTCAAGCTGTAATCTTTTCAGAAAGAGGTACAGCTTTTGCTAGCCTTCAATGGTCAAGAGATAATGCTGCACCAGTTAACGAAAGTGCAACAAATGGTGGATATTTTTTAATTGGATTAACTTATTTTACAGCTTAGCAAATGAACAAATTTAACAGGAGTAACAAATGGCAATAGTAATCAATGGAAGTGGCACAGTAACAGGACTAGCAGTCGGTGGACTTCCTGATGATTCAGTTGATGCTGGCTCTTTAGCTAATTCAATCAACTCAGAAATAACAGCTAACACAGCCAAGACAGGAATTACATCTAGTCAAGCTACAGCTATAACAGCAGCACTTCCAAAAGCTGGTGGCACTATGACTGGAACGCTAGTAGGAAGTGGCACTTCAAACACAGTAGGAGCTGCTTCAGCATTAAGATTAGGTGAGTCTAATTTTAGAATTATGACTGGTGGTGAAGAACACGTTTTGTGTCTTGATAGAGATAATGCTGGTGGCACTAAAAAACTTATGCAATCTTGGAATCCTGATAATGGAAATGTAGCTATAGGAAGTGCTGCACCAGTAGCTGCTGGTAGACTTATGATTAAATCAACAAGTCTTACACAGGCACAATTAAAGCTACAAGGTTTAAACTATTCGTTCGGTGCTGAGATTATGAGTCAAAATGGCTCGGAGGCAGGAACAGTTGGTAATACAAGATGTTGGTATAAACACGATTTAGTTACTCAAGGTAACACTAGAAGATTTTGGACTGCATCATCTCAAGCTGGAACTGATACACAATCTTTCTCAATTGCTAATAACCAAAAGATACATATGAGTAGCGAAACAATTAAGGTGAACCACACAAATCTTGGAACTGCTCAAGATATAAGGTTTGGAAATTGGGTAGGCAATGGAAGTGGCTATGGAGTGAAAATAACTACTGGCACTCCTCAAGGAATGATTTTAATTGAAACAAGTGCATCAACTTCAAGAGATTTAATGCACTTTAATAATAGTAATGGTTTGGTTGGTAAAATAAATACAAATGGTACAACAACCTCATTTGTTACTTCATCTGACCACAGACTTAAAGAAAATGTAGATTACACTTGGGATGCTACAACAAGACTCAAGCAACTTAAGCCAGCTAGGTTTAATTTTATATCTGATGAAACCAATACACTTGTTGATGGTTTCCTTGCACACGAAGTTGGTTCAATAGTTCCCGAAGCAATTAGTGGTACTCATAATGGAATGAAAGATGAGGAGTATGAAACAACAGCAGCAGTTATAGACGATGGAGCAATTATAACCCCAGCAGTTATGGGTACACGCTCTGTTGCAGATTATCAAGGCATAGACCAAAGCAAACTTGTACCCTTACTAGTCAAGACAATTCAAGAGCTAGAAGCTCGTATAACTGCCCTAGAAGGGTAACAACAATAGGAGTAAACAATGTCTAAAAAACAAAAAGAACAGACACTTACAATTAACGATAAAGAATATAAAGAATCAGATTTTACTGTTGAGCAAGTGACTATGATTAATCACGTCTCAGACCTTGATAGAAAAATACAAAGCTCACAATTTAATCTTGAGCAATTACAATTCGGCAGAGAAGCTTTTATAGGCAGACTTACTGAATCATTAGAAATTAAGGAGTAATAAATGTCAACGATAAAATCATCAGCAGAAAACCTAACGCTTAATGCCGATGGTGCTAACAATGATATTATATTTCAAAGCAATGGCTCGACTAAAGCTACACTAGACCAAGCTGGATTATTAACAGCTACTAGCTTTGCTGGTTCAGGTGCTAACTTAACAGGTGTAGGTGTAGATGGTATTGTTAGTAATGCTAATGCTACTGCTATGACTATTACTTCAGCCGAAAGAGTAGGTATAAACAAAACTTCGCCTGACGGCAAACTTGAAGTATTAGGTGGTGGTGAAACAGCACTTGTAGTTAAGACTGCTAATAGTGGTGAGTATGCAGCAATCATTCAATCTGTTACTA